ATTAGTGCAGACACCGGCTTGACTAGGTTTTCGAATGCAGCACCCAGAGCCTTGATAAGAGGTTGGGACCTGTTCATACCATCAGTCATGCTCTTGAAGAACTCACCCATACCTCTGTCGAACCCACCTTGAGCAAAGACTGTAACAGCCTCTTCGAAAGCTACGTTCATTCTGTTCTGGGCAGTACGTGTTGTATCAAGAGATTTGGCGTAGGCATCATTACGTTCAGATGCTTCCTTCATCAGCCTACCAAGTTCTGGTAGAATCTTCTTAGGATCAGCATTACCTTTTTGCATCAGTTCGCCAAACTCAGCAACTGTACCATTCTTGGTCAGCTTGACGTTACCAGCCGCTTGAGCAAGCATCGCCATACCGTTAGGCATACGTTCAGCGAACTGCTGACGTGCTTCTTCGGACTGAATCTTGTCCTTACCGAACATCTGGCTCAAGGCAACCATGCTGCCCTTCATAGCCTCACTGCTCAATCCGTGTGTAGTACCAAACTGCATAATACCACGGAACATATCCTGAGTACCGCCAGTACCGATAGACGATCCGGCAGCTTGTAGAATAGAGGAGAACTGCGGAGCAATGTCACGGAAGTTCAAACCCATCTCTCTGGAGATGTTGTGCAGGTAGTTGTTGTTCGAGTTAAAGTTTTCCTGACTACCAGAGACGGCCTCCAAGCTGTTTGTGGCAGCTACAACCTTCTGGTTAATATCGTTCATCTGGCTGAATGCGAACGCAGCTCCTAGACCCGGTAGAGCGCCTCTGGCGAAGTGTCCTACGGCACTCAGGCCACGGTCAGATGCAGCACGTCCTCCAGAAGCTCTGGAAGCACGCTCACGTCTCTCAGACAAGAAGTCTTGGTTACGAGCGTTAAGCCTTACACGGAATTCAGCAGACGCCAGTGCAGCCTTAATCTCTTCAATCAAGTGCTGGCGATCAACCTTCAATCTAACTTGTGGGTCTGCTACTCTGATCTTCATCTCGCCCATACGTTTCTGGGCTTCAATCATGGCACGACGAAGTTTGACTGCTAGGTTGTTGTTGTTCAGGTCGACCTTGATCTTGACAGCATTTCTATCGGAAATCAGTTTCAAGTCAGCTCTGAGTTCAGCTTCGAACCTAGAGGTGTTCAACTTTAGTGGCAAGTCCAGAGACATTTGACCCATAAGGGTTTTAACAAATCTCTTCTGTTCTACCAGCTTCCCGATATCAACTTTGACATTGGCAAGGTTGATTGGTGTCTTGTTCAGATATTCTTGGACTCTCTTGGCCTGTAGGTTCAGAGCTTCTTGGGAGATATCAACGTTAGTGAGGCTGATCTTAGTCTTGGTTGCACGCTCAATCTGAGTTCGCAGGGACTTGCTATCAAGGGCAACCTTCACTGTAAATTTCTTGTTGGCTAGTACCGAAAGATCACGAAGCATGGACATGACACCACCAAGCCTCTTCTCGAATGCCATCAAAGGACGGTTATCGACTTCGAACTTTAGCCTACCCGTCAGGCGAGCAATTTCCTCTTGTAGCATAAAGCCTCACTTATTTCTGATTGTTCTTCTGTTCAATCCTAGCAACCTCGTCCATTTCAAACTTGGCATCCAGAATCTCCAGACAGTTATAAATATCCTCTACGTTGCAGATAGTGTCCAACTCTACATAAGTTGGCATACCCCTCAAGTCGCTTGAGACAATCCTAAAGATTTCCCAGTCTTGGCTATATCCAGCCTCAACCTTAGCGAGCTTGGGGTGCACTGTCTGTGGTTCCGCGTTAGAGTTTACTTGACGCCGGAACCGAGCATCTGAAAAACCGATCCGTAGTTAAACTCCACGATTTCTTTGACCAACAGGAACAGCTTGTCGTACTCACCAGCGAACTCAGTGTTGAAGTTGATGGCAACAGTACCTTTGGTTGCACCAGTGGTAACCAGAGCGATGATCAGTGCTTCGGCGTTGTCGTCGATATTCTCGAACAATACTTGCAGACCTTTGGAGATATCCATCTTGTTGCTCAAGTCTTCACCAACAGCAGCAGTGAACGCTGGACCAAGTGTCTTGATCAGTTGCTTACCAAGTTTCAGACCGGTCATACCGGGAATGCTTGTCAGCATGTATACTTCGTTTTGGATGGTCACTTCTTTTTGCTTAATAGCCATGTTAGACTCCTACTTAGTTAGATGTAATTTGCTGCGGTTGTGAAACCGTCATTGATAGCAGTACGAGCATACTCGCCTGCTCCAGACAGAATGTCTGTAATGTCAATACCGTTGCTCGCGTTACCACCAACGTTACCGGAGTTGGATACAAACGACAGGATATCAACTTCCCACTTACGAGTTGTAATGCCCTCGGCGTTGAAGCTAAGCTCAGGGAAGGCTTTGAAGTAAGCGTCGGTGGTTGTGAATCTCGATGTACCAGATGTATCCTTGAGCATCACTTCCAGTCGTCCTGTCTTGTACAGGGCATCTTGAAGAACAATGTCAGAGAACACGTCATTGGCGATAGATGTTGGCAACAGTTCAAGTTGAAGCGTGGCGTAGCGATCTTTGTTGTAAACCCTAGTGTGCTGTCCACGAATACCCTTGACAGGGGTGAAGACCTCAGATTTCCACTGGAGGGAGATGCTAACAAGCCCCGGAACCACGAAGCCGCAAATGACAATGGTAACACTACTTGGATCGTATGTCAATACCGAACCGGACATAAAACCTCCTTACAGGATTTGGAATGTTTCTAGGATTGGCAGTGTGGCTGTTGTCAGTCCAAGGATCGAACCAAGGTCTGTTGTATCGCCGTTACCACCGATGTTTACGATTACGTCTGTTGCTGCGAATCTCCATGTACGGGTTTCCATGCTGTTGGAGAACACGATATCGGCAACGTCCTCGACCCATGCTGTCGCAGCCATGAACATTGTGCTGCCTCTGGAATCTTTGATGAACAAGGGGAACTTGCCCATGCCTGTTGTCTTGTCGATGTTCCAGAATGTGGAGAACACATCGTTTGCACTGGAAGACTGTGCCAGTGTGATTTCAACCTTCCAACCTGTGTCTGGCGACTTGATACGGGAGACTGTCCCGTCCATAGCCCTGACAGTTGTAACTGGTTGGGTGTCTTTTGTAATGCGGACGAAAGTACCATCGGCAAAGCCTGTAACAGAGTACATACCGGCGATGGTGATATTTACATCATTAGGAGCGTAGCTCTTTAGACTTGCCATTTGATAACCTCCAGATAAAAAGAAAGGGGCCGCCACGAATGGAAGCCCCTCTTAACGAATGTATTACTGTTGAATCCACTTAGCAGCCAGAACACCACCGAGAGTTTCGATAGTAGACTGATCAGCTGGAGTCAATACTGCGTTACCACCAGTGTAGCTTTGTAGGTTGAACGCGTCAATAACCCAGTCACGTGTCATCATGCTGTTAGAGAAACCAGCATTAGGACGAGTGCTTACATAGGCATCATCAGAGAAGTAGACAGAACGACCAGAAGCATCCTTCACTTGGATAGAGAAGATACCGCTAGAGTCTGTGCTATCATTCGCAAACAACAGCGATAGAACGTCGTTGGATGCAGATGTTTGCTGTAGGCTAAGGGTCAGAGTTGCAGAGTTGCTTGCGTTGTATACGCGAGTACCTGTGTTGTCAGCACCAGTGTAAAGGGAGTATCTTGGGGTTGTCCACTCGATGTTAACGATGGAGTCCTCAGAGTACCCACTTACTACGTGTGCAATACCTGTACTAGACTGAGTGATAACTACGCTCAGTTCATTCGGGGCAAAAGTTGCTAGGCGTTGCATAGGAATATTTCTCCTTGGTTAGTGGATGTAACCGCGATTAAACGGTTACAGTACCAGAGATTTTGACGAAGTGGATCGCTCCAGCCAGACGTGCATCGAATGTAATGCCTTCGAAGATACGCTGAGCACGGACGTTAGACGACAGGGTCAGAACATCAGGAACGTCAACCTTTGGAGAAGGACTTTCAGCCAATCCACCAACACGGATACCGTCATTCAGCTGAGCACGAATCTCGGCTTCGATGATTGCAGCACCAGCAGATGTGTAAGGGATTTTCTTGCTGTTAGCCATACGCTGCCACAGGCGCTCTTTCAAGCGTTGTTCCAGCCAGT